CCCGGACTCACGACCGATTCACCGCCGATTTCTTGATCCAGAGATGTGAATTGTTCGAGTCCAAACTCATGCAAAGTTGCAATGACGCTCGCATCATCCTGGCCTAACTCTGCAAAGAGCATGCGCAGTGTCTGCTTGTAACTCGGCGGTGAGCTTTGTGCTTGCGCGAGATACGCGCACATTGACGATGCTGTCATAACCGCATCAGCACCGCGCAAAGTCTGAACGTGTTCATCGCCATTCCAGAAAGATAGCGCAAATTCGCGGATTGAATCATGGTCGACATCGTTACTCAAGAATCCAGCAAGTGTTGTCTTACCGGAGCCGCTCGCATCACTCATGACAGATGCGCGCCCAACTCGCGCGTCGATCGCAGCATCGCGCGCGACTTTGAGATCGAACGCGCGCTTTGATGTCGGTGAATCAACGGTCTCGATGTGATAATGCAACTCATCGATCGTCACGCGCGTGAAAGGTTGCGCAATTTCGCGCACAACACCGCGGTTTTTGTGTTTAAGAAGTTTAAGAACATCAGAATTAGATTGACTTTCGCAAGCCGACATGATCGCGCTTCTGACAAATGTTGACATATGCGACTGCAATATCGATATCGTTATGATCATGCGCGCGGTTTCATCATATGTCGCGATGTCGCGCGATGCGAACAACGCTCGCGACATCGCATAGAACGATATCAACTTCAGAGCAATGCGGTTAAGGTGAAGTGCAATCTCCGAATTTATGAATGTTGCTACGTGAGTTTTCGCTTCATTCAATACACTTGCGGGTACATATTGCGATCTCACGTCCTCTATTCTATCGCGGCGCCTTATTCTTGTCGTCATTATGGTATTGGTATCACATCTCTCATTATAACATTTATTCCACCACGTTTGAATCACGGCGTGACACATCACCGAGAATCCGGTAAGCAACGCCTGAGAAGCCATGACTATTACCGTATAGCGAACTGGAAGTGCAGATATCTGCGCGATGAGAGTTATCGCATAATCAATCATCAGATACTTCTGTTTGGATATGTACGCGAATGAATAGTAGCTGCAATCTCTATACGCGCGTTTCCAGAATGGCTGTATTGACTGCGAACAGAGCTCGCCGTCTATATTTGCGTAACTGTTACAGAACGCATTGAGAACTGATTGAGCAAATGCAATCACAATATCATGCACTATGATAACCCATATCGCGTGCGTTGTCATTGCCCAATACGTGTCGATCGACAGGTTATCGCGCGCGCCATTTATGAGTTTCTGCTCGTACTTTCCAACACGAGTTACAATACGCGCGACTGCGACAGTAAATGCAACGTATAATCCATGCGCAACCAATGGTGTTAAGTGATGCGCGAATACACGCGAAATTAGTGAATCCGCGCGAGTGCATGATGATGCGCATTGGCCTACGGCAATGCGTTTCTTCATCCGACGAGCCATTCTTATATTTGCCCATTGCGGGTTCATTTTTTGAATCCGCGAGATATGGATAAATACGGAACGCACAATGGGCCCTTCGGGACGTTTGAGCGAATACCCGGTCGCAAATACCGATCGCGCGCATATAATGTGGATATTTGCTATTTCTGTTGGTTTGCTCGCGATTATTGGTAGTGTTACAAATGTACGCGATCTCCCATCAGAATGTTGTATTGCAATATGTATTTTGGTTGCTCTTTTCGCTGTATTCATGCAGAAGTGATCACACTTTTGAATCTCGTGCGATGTAAGATAAACATCATAGTGCAACATGGACCGCGCGGCTATTGATGCGAAACGCGAGAACATAATGTGGGCATTCGTTGTTACCTCTTGTTTGGTTGCACTTCTCGGTGCCCTCGCGCAAGCGCACGGAACACCAGAAGGATGTGGTATCGCAATGGGAATCATCGTCGCTCTTTTCGTCGCATATATGCAGAAGTAACCGAGCTTTTTTGAATACCGCGTGCAATATCATATAAAGATGCGCGGTGTGTTAGGTTGTTTCCTCATCGCTGTCGTGGCGTCATTTGTCGTCTTTAATGTCTTCATATGTCCGCACATCATATCATTCATCTGCGCGAGTAATACCACACGCGCAGTGATAACTCGCGCGACTCTCGGCGTTCCGATGGTCAATACCATGTGTAATATGTATGACGAAGCGCGCGCAGATCGCATGTGGCGCGAACTCATAGATGCGATCGCGCCGCGTGAGATTACATTCGCGCAGAAGATCCATGATATCATGCGCACATCGCGCGCGTATTCATCACACGCGACTAATCTAATGGTTCTCATCGCGAATTGTGCGCTTGCATTCTACGTCATGCGCACGTTCTCGCGAATCATAATGTTGTTCGCGCGCATTCTCGTCGCGACTGGTGATATCGTGGCAACAATTCGCGAGTTCTTGAAACCCGGCGCGATTACTTGGGTGGTTACGACAAGTTCCTGTGAAATCTTGCGCGATATGGATAACATAGGATTCGCGATATACATCGCGTACATTGCATGTTCTAACTTCTCAATATTCTTGGCACTTATACCGTTCATTACATTTGCGATATTCGCGCGGAGTATGTGGTCCGCACGCCATGCGCAAGGCGTACCTCAGCATGTCGCCGCAATGGCGCATCCCGCCATGCATCCGATCGCGAATGCGCGACTCGCGCAGGCCGCGTGATTCGCGCGCACAAAAAAGAATCAACTCAATCACTTGCAATTTTTTATGCAAGATCTGCGATGAACTCCGCGAGCAATACGCCGTCAATATACACGTCGTATTCCCTGTCGAGAGCTTCCAGAGCATTGCGCTTTGCTTCAATACTGTCGAGGAACTCCTGCTGGTTGCGTGATGACCAACCACGAATTTGCGCAGCGAAGTATGCGTCTGCACCAGGTGCATTTACGTATTTTCCAAGTTCGAAGAACTGTGACTTGCATTGTGCCTTGGTCATGTCAAAGCGCTTGCGGATTACTGGCGATCCGTCTCTCTCGTACTGAATCGCGGCGCTTGCTGCGGCGGCCATGCAAGTAATGTCGACATCATCGACCATGGCAAGGTTGCGGCACTCCTCAAGGTCCCTCGGGTTAAATTCTCCGATGAGTACCGATAATGCGGTTATCGGCTGTCTCGATCCTATGTGCTTCGCAAGCGCGCGCCACAGTACGAGGTGTGACATATCATGCACCGACAGAATTTCGTTATCGATTGCATTTATAATGTCCCCTGCATCGTGAATTCCGGCAATCAGGCGCATGCGTTCCGCGCTCAGATCGCCAATTTGGTCGATAATATCGACAAAGTATGCCTCTTTGTCGAAAACCCAAGGGCAAAGCCTGCGCGATTCTGCGTCTATCTCGCGCGCGACGCATTCGGCCGCGATTTTCCGATAACGCCCGTCAACCACAATCTTCGGTTGCGTCTGCTGACGGAGCGTCACTTCGGTGTCAACCACGCGCGGCTTTGCTACTGGTGCCAGAGGCATCAATGGCTTCGCTACTGGTGATTGCATCTCTGGGTTCGGTGCTGCTTCAACAACGCGGAACGGTGCGCGCGGTGTGTCGGGCAATGCTTTGTTTGGTACAGTAAGTCCCATTTCCTCGATGACAACCGCGGCTGCCGCATACCTCGCGGTTTCTTCGGCTGCATCGACCCTCATCTCGGCATCGGTTGCGATTAACTCCGCATCCTCCGCTTTGTCCTCTGCGATCTCTGCATCTGCAGTTGTCGTGTCTACGACTTTCTTTGCTTCAGCCGCGCTCTCTTCTGCGACTTCTCTTGCGCGCGCCAGTGCATCAGCGATTGCTCTCAGTTCCAGTGCTACCTGCTTAGTGCGTCTTGCTTCTTCGGTTGCCTTCTTTAGTGATGCTTCCGCCGCGATCACATTTGCCGTTGCTTTATCGGCGATCTTCTTTTTCTCGCCCATGTGTTTTCTTGCATTTTTCTTAACCGAACCTTTCTCCGGTGATATCTTCACAAGTTCCAGCGCCTTCTCCAGTTCATCCGATCTCTTCGACGCCTCTGCCTGTGCGTTCGCAAATTCTCTCACGTTCTCGTCTTCCTTTTTCGCTGCATCGGTCGCGATTTTCTCAGCTTCGGTTGCGGCCTTTTCGGCTTCCGCGAGTTTTGCTGCTTTTGCGCGTTCTACCTCTGAAATTTTCGCTACTTCTGCAAGTGGCGCTGCTTCTGCAATAGGTACTGCTTCGATGTGCGCTGCTTCTTCCGCATGTTTCGCGACTTCTACGGGTGCTGCTTCGATGCGTTCTGCTTCTTCCGCATGCTCCGCAGGTTTCTTTGCTTTTACCGGCGTTTCTCCGTACGGAACATTTGCGCGCGGAATGGCGATTTTTCCTTCGGGAAACCTCGGATTCAGCCAGAGAATGATGCGATGTACATTCTCTGGCTGAATGGTGTATACTTGCGTGACATCATGTCCGTATGCAGCAAGACGAGCATCATACAAAGCGTGATCACAATCAAACATGACACGCTGGGTCATAGAGTCTGGAAGGACCGTCACAAGTTCCGGGGTTATGTCATGATCATCACACCAGTGTTTCCACTGGTATGCGATAAGATCTGCGAGTTCTGTTTTCGTGTATTCCAATATGGGTTTGTCCATGATTTATGACTGCGATTAGCTGTCAAGTGTAGCTTAGAAGCTTGGGATTCAAAAAAATAACCCATCAAAACTGCATGCAATCCTCGTCGCCAATACACTTTATCCCGGCGAATCCGCGCGCGAGTGTCAGGTTTTCGAATGACACACACAGCGCGATTCGTCCTCGGAGATCCGCGATTCCCTCAAGCGCGCCACAATGACATTCGCGCAATGCATCTTCGATGCGCGCGGATGCCGTCGCGAATAAACGCTCGATGAACATGTCACCCGCGAGTGTCGCGACTGCATCAGAGACGACCGCAATGTTACATCGGCCCGCGATGACATCGACAAGCGCGTCTGCGAGATCGCCGATCACGCATTCAGACATCGCGCAATGTGCGCGAATCGCGCGAGATGCTTCTGATTTCGCGCGGCCGTCGTCGTCTGATCCGTTAGTGATGATGGTTCCAATGATGTCGAAAATTGCTTCGTCAAAACTTGCGTGCATCGGTAACTGAAATACGAAACAGTGCGGAGGGCTGCGTGGTGTTGGAATGGCGATGTTCTGAAACGGCAGAATTGCCTGCATCACCGTATACCTTGCGCGGCCAAAATCAAAAAAATGCGCGGACTTCGCGAGTCTCAACATGCAGAATAGCCACATTCGCTGCACTTCTTGCAGCGCTCAACGCGGCGCAGCGCAGTTGCTCCACACTCCGGGCATATATCGCAATCGCGCGATATATCGTGAGCAACATCGCGCGCGCTCCACAACTTCATGACTTCCGAAAGCGAGAACGCGACTGCATCCGGCAGTGACTGTATCATTGTTTTTGTCTGAGAATCGCGATGTCCGCGCGATCCACCGATGTTGCGCAACTGCGCAATGACCATTCCAAGACGCTCGACCGGCGGAACTGATGAATTCAAGCGCAAGATTGTGCTAATGAGTCTTCCGATTGCTTCACTATCAGCCTGTATATCGCTGCCAGACTTGCCAACTGCGATAAACACTTCAAACGGCGCGATGCCATCTTCATCAGTGATCGTGTTGACTGTCGTAAATACGTGACCGAAAGATGCCTCACAACGATAAGTTCCGCCGCAAACATAAGACGGTCTGTGTACCTCGGATGAACGCGCGGGCAACACTGCAGGCGCCACTGCGACCGGCGCAGGAGCCGGCGCAGGCGCAACAAGTACCTCGGAAGTGCGCGAGCCTGACCTGTAAATAGCGACCCCCTTTAGCCGCAGTTTCCATGCATCGAGATACATCTTTTCGACTTCTTCGACTGTTGTCTCATTCGGACAGTTAATGGTCTTGCTGATACTGCTATCAACCCAACGCTGAAGCGCAGCCTGAATCGCGAGATGTTGCGCGGGTGCCACGCGTAATGCAGTAGCACCGATTGCGTCGCGCGCGATTTGCGGAATCGCAGCGCAATTCGTCACGCATCCTTTGTCGCGAATTTCTTCGCATACAGACTCCAAACCCGTGCCATTGACATACCGCGCAGCAACGCGCCTTGCGAGTTCCGAGCAGAATTGCATGCGCGATCCATCACCAAGAGTGCGCGAATATGCAAGCGAGAAGATCGGTTCGCAACCGTAACCTTCAACTCCAAGAATCAATGAAGTCGTGCCGGTTGGCGCGACTGTCAATATGCTCGCGTTGCGAATTCCGCATTCCGCGATTCCTTCCATGATATGTTGCGCGAGCGCAACATCGCTCGTGCATGCTATACCGCGCGCGCACGCACGCGCAACACGCGATACAAATTCCGCGCGCACTTCTTCGCGTGACCATGAGCTCCCCTCGAATTCAGGAAACGCGCCATCGCGTTGCGCCAACTCGACCGAGCATTCCATTGCAACGAGACGAATGAAGCATGCGATGCGCTCTGCGAGTTCTACAGACTCAGGCGAGCCGTACGCGATTTCGTTGAGCATGAAGACATCCGCGAGTCCCGTGATACCTAAACCAATGCGTCGTGCCGCTAAGGCACGTTCGCGCAATTGCGGAATCGCAGGGATGTAATAGTTCGCATCGATGACCATATTTAGAACATCGACAAGATCGCGCACTGTCTCGCGCATGCGCGCCCAATCGATAGATCCATCGGATGGGTCACAATGCCACGCGAGATTCACATGACCGAGACAGCAATTCTCGTATGGTCCAAGGTTCTGTTCACCGCATGGGTTCGTTGCAACGATTGTGTATTTGTGCGACATTGCGTTCTCAGCATTGATTGTGTCAATGAAAAGTACGCCAGGCTCGCCATTTACCCACGCACCCTGCGCGATTTTGCGCATGAGTTCGCGCGCGCGGACTGTGCGTGATACTTTGCCACCATGCGGATTGATGAGGGGAAATGTGGAGTCATTCGCGACTGCGCGCATGAATTCATCGGTCAGTGCGATGCTGATATTGAAACTTGTGAGTACTGTTTCACTGTGACTTTTGCACTCGATGAACTGTTCAATGTCGGGGTGATCCACGCGCATTACTCCCATGTTAGCTCCCCTTCTCGAATTATGAACAACCATACCATTTGCGATGTATGTGTGATTATCATCAACTTCGAGATCGAGCGTGAGTTGCGGTTCTTCTTCGGTGATTGATGCAACACGCAAGAATCGCATATTACTCAAATGATCAGTATCATCGTCATCGTCATCACCATCACAAATCTCGCGTGTCTCTTGAAAGTATCCATGCACGCTTTCATAAATCATTACTTTGTAGTCATACGATTTGCCTTTTTCTATTCTGCTAAGACACCCAATGCCCGCAAGCAAAACCTGAAGATCAAGCGCGAATGACATCTCACAAATATTATCGAACCATACGAATCCATTTTCAATATGATCGCCATTATGCGCAGTAAAACCTTGCAAATAAGCAATGATGACATCGCGCGGACTCTGTCGAATAATTCTCGGGATATGATCGCGGGAAACATTTCCGTCTTTGTTGAGAATCCCGAGAGCAGCGAGTATTTTCATTGCATTTGCACCATGAAGAATGGCATATTCGAGATCCTCATCGAGCGAAGATATTTTAACATCGTCAGTACCAAACAAATCGCACAACATTCGACTTTCATTGCAACCATCGTCGCGCGATCCAACGCATTCAATTCCATCGCCGAAACCTGCATAGTATGTCATATTCCCAATGACGCGTGCGAGTTTTTCGTCAAATACGAGAGGAAATCCTGTCGGAATCGTTGTATCATTTATTTTTCCAAATAATGGTGCCAGTTCTTGCGGTCTTCCATGGTGCTGATCAATCATGATCATAATTCGATCATCGACGCGCAGATCACTAAATGCGCGCCATTGTATCCGATCCCCGGAGAACATCTTTATGCGATGATTATGTGTTCCGCGAATCACCGATCCATTCTCCATTGTGATGCGTAGAATCGGAGCAACTCCGTTATTAAACTTACGAATAACCGCGCGCATTCCATCATCGGTCGGAACCGCGACTGGATCGCACGCGCCGCGGTCACTCCACCCTGTCTTGCCGATGTCAACGATTTCGTCAAGACGAAGAAGTCCCGATGAGGTATTAATGAGCGTATCGGGCAACAGACAGCCGCCTTGCGCTATCGCACCAAATGCTCGATCATAGATACCTAAGAACGACACAGGCCCGCTGGCTGACCCACCAGACGAGGCGACTCGATCTCCGCGCGGACGCAGTGATGACCAATCGAAGCCAATGCCTCCGCCAGTCTGCTGAATCAGCGCGGCATTGCGCAAAGTCGCGAAGATTCCCGCGCCATCTACGCCCATGTCGTCCGCGATTGGCAATACAAAACACGCCGCAAGTTGTCCTCGCGCGAGACCCGCGCTCATGAGCGCGGGAGTATTGAGAATTGCACGACCACTTTCGAGGAGTCGCCGCGCACATACCGTGCCAGCTGCGCGCGTTTCGTCACTCGGACATGCCCGCGCGACTCCCGCGCAGATTCGCGCGAGCCACTCTTCGATTGTCTCGCGGCGCCCCTCGGCGTCCTTGCGCAAGTAGCGATCGGTGAGGATTTTGCGCGCGTTTGCAGTCAGCCAGCTCTCCATGATGGTATTGATTTATACCCTTCGATGCATATTCAAAATTGAAGTCGCGCGTGCAAACTATACGCATACACCCGCGAGCCAACCCATGATTCAATCAATCATCGGATACATTGAATCATTGGGATATGTTCTCGTGGGAGTGCAAGATGCAGCGCGCAAATCGCGCGGATGGATGCGCCCATCAGCAA